ACGATCGCAAAAAGATGGATGGTGATTGTGAATGATTGCCTGCCACCTGATGCCCACCAATTATCATTCGTACATGATGAGCTAAACTACGAATGCTACCCAAGAGACGCCAAAGAATTGGCACAATGGCTCGAGATCTCCGCTAAATTAGCAGGGGAATATTACCGCTTAAGATGTCCCATAGGAGCTGAGTCTTCCATTGGATATACTTGGGCCGACGTACACTAAAACCACCATGAGTAAATTACTAATAGATGCAGACTTCATAGTATATAAGTGCTGTGCAGCCTGCGAGACAGAGATAGATTACGGTGAAGACGTTATATTTGTTACATCTAACTTTTCTGACGCATATAAAGCCGTAACCAACGAAATATCTAACTTACAATCAATATTTGGCGATTTTGTCAAACCAACACTGTTTTTCTCGGACACCAAAAATTTTAGGAAAAAAATTTCCCCAGAATACAAAGGTCATCGAAACAGAAAGAAGCCCTGTGGATATAGACGAGTTATACGTAACCTAGAGTTACAGTATGATGTTATTATTATGCCATGGCTCGAAGCTGATGATGCAATGGGCATCTACGCTACACAGTTCCCCGGAAATATTATTGTCTCACCTGACAAGGATATGAGACAGATACCCGGCAAGTTATATAATTTAGAAGATACCACCACCATCACACCAGAAGAGGGTGCTCAATGGCATCTTATACAAACACTAGCTGGCGATCAGACTGATGGCTACAGCGGAGTCCCCGGTATCGGTGTTAAGAGAGCCGAGACACTGTTCAATAAAGAGGGGTACAGTTGGGCTACAGTTGTTAAAGCGTTCACAGATAAAGGATTGACTGAAGAAGATGCTTTACTTAACGCAAGGTTAGCCAGAATACTTACCATAGATGACTATGATACCAAATCAAAAGACCCCATCCTCTGGACGCCCGAAGAATCCTATGCAGCTAACAGTGGAACAGGACTTCAAGATGCGAGTGATTGAAGATCAATTAAGAAAGAACTACGATAAAAAGGAGGACGTTATCACCGTCTTCCTTGCACTACAACGACAAAACTACGCATTAACAAATGCACTCAAAGATTTTATAGAAAACAGTATAGTTATTTAAAATGTCACAACTAATCTCCCGCACTGGTCGGGTCCAATCTTGGTTGGATAACCCAGAGTCCCGACTACCTGTGTCATGCACCACCTTCGTAGTCGAAGATAGTATGGAAGGTGCTAATGGTATAGAAGCTAGCTGGAGGTTCGCATCCCATGCACTACGTTATGGTGCTGGATGTGCTATCCACCTGTCTAAGCTTAGACCAGCAGGGCATACAAATGACAAAGGACTGGTAGCCACTGGCCCAGTCAGTTTTGGTAAAATATACTCCGCCCTTAACGAGACACTTCGTAGAGGTGGAGCATACAAGAATGGTGCTATAGTATTGCACCTCGATTTAAACCACCCAGATGTGGTACACTTTATAAAAGCTTCCCGATCCGAGTTACCTTGGGTTAAAAGGTGTGTCGATATAAACGATGACATGTGGAAGCTAGCAGATAAACCTACAAAAGAGGCTTTAATATATGGAATCAAATCAGGAGACGTCTGGCTCAACAAGATCAAGTACACAGAATCCGGGGAGCGTATCTATGGAAACGTCTGTCTTGAAGTATACTTGCCCTCACGTGGAACTTGCTTGTTACAGCATGTCAATCTCGGTGCCTGTACACTCGACAACTTACAAGAGGCTTTCGTATCAGGCATGTCCCAGTTGTGTGATCTCCATGGCCGGACAGGTGTTGGAGAATCTGGAGAATACCTTACCCCAGAAATCGACAGACAAGTCGGGCTTGGAGTGTTGGGTCTTGCCAACTTCCTCAGACGTTACGATATCACGTACGGAGAATTTGGAGACGCACTACGAAAAGTTAACCTCGGACATTCAGCAAGCAACGCAGCTGGACTTGCAGCTTGGGGATTAAACAATGCTATCTTTGAAGCAGCACAGATAGCTAGACAACATGACATGGTAAGGGCGTTCGCTATTGCACCCACTGCCAGTTGCAGCTATCGCAGTAAAGACCTAGACGGCTATACTTGCACACCCGAGATAGCACCACCAATAGCTAAGACCGTAGACAGAGACTCTGGCGAGTTCGGAGTTGAGAGAGTGAGCTACGGAGACGTTGAGATAGCAAGTGAAGTAGGATGGGACGCTTACAAGCGTGTAGCAGACGAAATCATGACGATGCTCGATAGGACTGGATTGCTTCATGGTTACAGCTTTAATAGCTGGAGCGATGTTGTAGAATACAACGAAGCATTCATAGAAGAGTGGCTATATAGTCCACAGACTTCTTTATACTATTCCCTCCAAGTCATGGGTGATGTACAGGATAAGTCAGACGCATACGCTGCACTGGCTGACACTGATGTCGACAGTTACTTGGCAGGGATTATTGGAACTGAATCAAAAATCGAATGTGACTGCCAACAATGAGAATACATCCTTACACACAATTATTAGAAAGAAAAAGAACATGGACACCAGTTGTCCCAACAAAAGGCGAGGTGAAATACGGTGCTGAAGAAACCATCAAACGTGCTCTCGCAATACGTCATATGGAGCTACCAGTTGGAGAATTTATTTCTCAAGGTTTGGAGAAAGAAGTCCCGCAAACAGCGAGGACACTTCTTGAGTCAAACGTTAAAGACGAGATTAAACATGATCTCGCTTTGGGCTACATTGTTGACGCCCACGGTGCCGATGAACAGGCAGAACTGGAGGCGTTAAGACTAAGAGATGCTTGGATTGCACACCCTGACCATACTATCACAAAGGCACTCGTTGCAGAGCGAGCTATATTCTTTGTTTTACTGCCTTTCTTTAGGTTTAATGGTGATGCTGCTCTCAGAACAGTATCAGCTGATATATCCAGAGATGAACAGATCCACGTTGCAACAAATAGCCTTGTATGTGCTGAGCTGGGTCTTAATCCTAGCAGTAGCTTGGATAAGCTTAGGAAGGCAACTATTAACTGGATAGTACAACCACTAGGTATAAATACTGACGATAAATATTTGGACAAAAAATTTTGGCTGGATGCGAGCGATCAGTTAATGTATCAGGGCAAAGCCCCACAGTTTTCTGACACCAGAGCAGCTCGCATGCCAGCATTCTTTGAACATGCAAACACAAACCTCCCTCAATATGCTTGAGCCTATCATTGGCCCAACACCAGAGTCTCTTCTACATGAAATGGAGGAGACCTTCCCACCAACTACACCCCACCCAAAGGAGGAGCTCGCTAGTATTATGTACAAAGCAGGGCAACGCTCAGTCGTGGAGTGGTACGAAAAGCGATTAACTAAATGAAATTCCACCTAGCTCAGCCTAAAGATGTAATTTATCTATGGCCTGACATCAAACCACTCATCAATAAAGTAATAGAACATAGCAATGCTGAAGCAGATGCTGAAGTTTTCTTCTTACCTATCTATCAAGGTCAACAACAACTGTGGATAGGATTAGATAGTGATAAAAAAGGTACGATACCTTGTGTACTTATCACAGAAGTACTACAGTATCCGCTGAAGACTGCGATGTTTGTACACGTCTGGGCAACACAATCCGGACACGATTATACCCCTTGGGTAGAAGCCTTTGAAGAAGTTAAAGATTCCGCACGTGTAAACGGCTGTGAATTTGTAGAAGCAAGGGCTCGAAAAGGTCTAGCTAAGAAACTTGTAAAAGAATCTGGCTGGAAAGAACATCAAATAATAGTAACAACGGAACTTTAACTATGGGATTTGTAGGAGGACTAGCAAGCGGTGCACTCGGTGCAATTGGTCTAGGAGGAGCTAGAGGATCAGTCAGCAACTCCACCGTCAATAACACATCACAAAATCCTTACGAAGATCAGTGGATCAGAGATAGATTCTCAACAGGTCAGGCTCAGATGGATGAGCTGACTCGATTCATGAATGAACGTAAGGCTGCACTAGCTGCACCACAATACTATGACGTCGGTGGAGGAAGGTCTGTCAGACAGGATCAGTTTGGTGAGTTTATAACAAACCAAATCGGTCAACAAACTGGAGACTTTAACAGACAGCTAGCAGAATACCAAACAGGAGTTGACAAAAGCATTAGTCGACTTGGTCAGCAACAGTCAGCAGCACGAGACTCACTTAAGTCTACATACGATGCAAGACTAGCTGACATATCAGCCGCAGCCGGTATGAGAGATCAGACTTTAGCTAACATAACTGCTGCAGGCAGTGCAAGGGATGCTAGACTAGCTGACATAACATCTGCTGCCGGAGCAAACGAGCAGGCTCTTCGAGCACAGTCGGAAGCTTTAGCAAAACAAGGTGAACGTGCTAGAGCAGGGCAAGCTGCAAACCAAGCAGCCATACAAGCAGCCACTCAACGAAATCAACAAGCTTTACAGCAAGCTACTTCGCAGTATCAAGCAGGCCAACAGGCTAACGAAGCTGCAATCAGAGCACAGCAAGAACAGATGGCACAACAGACTCAGGCATCTAGAGCTGCACAAGAGCAGAACGCACAGGTAGCTGGAGTCAAATCTAAGATAAAACCTAAGAACTTATTTAGGTATGGTACAGGCGGTAGCTTTAACCGTTCTGGACTCAGAATATCATCTCTTAATATCTAACAATGACAGCAAAAGAACGCTATGATTATTTATGCAGCGATCGTAGCCAGTTTCTAAACGAAGCAGAGGAAGCAACTAAACTTACCCTACCATATCTAATCAGAGGACACGAAGATCAGTCCAAAGGTATGAAGCAGTTGAAGACACCATGGCAATCAGTGGGGGCTAAAGGAGTAGTAGCGTTAGCATCAAAGCTATCTCTATCACTCGTACCTCCACAGACTAGCTTTTTCAAACTGCAAGTGGATGAGTCACAGCTAGGTGACGTACCACCTGAGCTCAAATCAGAACTAGACTTATCCTTCTCAAAGATAGAACGAACCATCCTTGATTCTATTGCAGCATCAGATGATCGTGTAGTAATACACCAAGCATTACAACATCTAGTTGTAGGTGGTAATGCTCTTATCTTTATGGGTAAAGCAGGGTTGAAACTATTTCCTCTTAACCGCTACGTTATAGAGCGAGACGGCCACGGAAATGTAATTGAAATAGTCACAAGAGAACGTATCAACAAGAAACTAATAGAAAAATATCTACCTCCCGAGGAGGAGATGCCTTTAGTATCTGAGGGTGAACCCGAAACAAAAGAGTGTGATATATACACTCATGTCAAACGTGAGAACAACAGAGTAGTTTGGCATCAAGAAGTAAACGGTAAAGAATTAGCCGATTCATATAGTAAGGCTCCAGTCGATGCAACACCATGGCTACCACTACGTTTTAATACAGTAGATGGAGAAGCTTATGGTCGTGGTAGAGTTGGTCAATTTATTGGGGATCTCAAGTCTCTCGAGGCATTGTCTCAGGCACTTGTAGAAGGCTCTGCAGCAGCTGCTAAAGTTGTTTTTGTAGTATCACCCTCAAGCACCACTAAACCGCAGACACTGGCGACTGCAGGCAACGGAGCAATCGTTCAAGGACGACCTGATGACATCGGTGTAGTACAGGTAGGTAAGACAGCTGATTTTCAGACTGCCTATCAACTCATGGCTACCCTAGAGAAGAGACTTAACGAAGCATTCCTGATACTGTCAGTAAGAGACAGCGAAAGGACTACAGCTCAGGAAGTACAGATGACACAGCTAGAGCTAGAACAACAGCTCGGCGGACTCTTTGGGTTACTCACGGTTGAGTTCCTAGTACCATACTTAAACAGAAAGCTAAGTGTATTCCAGAAGACAGGTGAGATACCACGTATACCCAAGGGTATGGTGAAGCCTATCATTGTAGCTGGTATCAATGCACTCGGTAGAGGACAAGATGTACAAGCATTAGGTGGCTTCCTACAAACTATTGCACAGACAATGGGACCAGAAGCTATTGCACAATACATTAATCCTGATGAATTAATCAAACGACTTGCGGCCGCACAAGGTATAGATGTACTAAACCTCGTGAAGAGTATGCAAGAAATCCAAGGGGAGCAACAACAAGCCGTGGAGCAACAAGCTGAAATGGAAGCTGTTAAGAACGCACCTCAAATGGTCCAAGCAACTGCTCAAATGGCAGACACAATGGCTCAACAACAACCACCTGACCAACAAGTATAATGGCAGAAACATTAACATACGAAAACACCCAAGAAGTTACCACAGTTGACAATCTCAATGCAGAGGAACAAGAGTCACTTAAGGTAGGTGAAGCTATGCAAGAGGCTCAAGATAACCTCCTTGCTGGCAAATATAAAGACGCACAAGAACTGGAGAAAGCTTATGTCGAGCTCCAGAAAAAACTTGGAGAAGGCACTGAGGCTAGCGGAGATACTGAGCAACCTCAAGATGAAGTCCAAGAAGAAACAGAAGATACAGAAGATACGAAAGAAGATCAGTCAGATACTCCAGACTTTTCCTTCTTAGATACACTGCAAAAAGAAGCTGACGGTCAAAAAGAGTACACTAAAGAGACTCTAGATAAGCTAGCTTCTTATTCTACCCAAGAGATAGCACAGATGCACCTTGAGTGGGTAAAGGATGCTAACACTAAGTACATACCTAGACCTCCTGATTTTACTACTCAAGATGTTCAAGAGTTGAAGGGGGTTGTAGGCGGAGACGCTAACTACAAGAACATGATAGAGTGGGCAAACCAAAACCTATCTGATAAAGAGGTAGAAATGTTCGACTCTGTAATGGAGAGGGGTGACCCAGCTTCAGCATTCTTTGCAGTTAAATCTCTGGCTTATAGATACAACGATACAGTAGGAAAGGACGGACAAATGATAGCAGGCACAGCACCTAAGTCAGACGGATCAGTATTCCGTAGTCAGGCTGAAGTAGTTAAAGCTATGAGAGATTCAAGATATGAAAAAGACCCTGCATATAGACAGGACATACAAAATAAGCTCGCACGTTCAAACATTAATTTCTAATGGCTATACTCGACAAAAAATTTACTCGAGATCTAAAGATAACGAAAGCTTACGAAAAAGGTAAGCAAGATGCTAACTTAGTTAATCAGTTACTGATCTCAGAACAGAAACCCGGCCAAAGTCCCGGTGATGATAGAACTAAAGAGCCTTATGATAAAGACTGGCCACCCCCTGCACCATTAAAACCTAGGTTAGCTGGTGCTCAGGATATTAACACTAAGACAAACCCTCTACAAGATGGTAGCTTCTTAGATGAGGATGGAAACCGATACCTATGGTCTCCAAGGGGAGGAAAGTTTATAGACATGGGACCATATGACCCAGACTTTCACGGACTACCACTACCTCTAGCTCAAAACAGAAACGGAATGAAGGTAGCTCATGCCGGCCCCGGTCAGTTCTATGATGAGACAGGTAATGTCACTGATACTCACCCTTATAAGTTTAATCGTAACACAACTGAGCTGGAAGTACCGTGGTTAAAAGAACAGTATTACGATGATCTACCTCGTAGAGAACAGATGCACGAGCAGTTAGATCATACTTCCTTAATGATGCGACCAGAAATATTACTAGCTAATGCAGCTGACGTACCTCTAGGTGACGGCTTGATTAGACAAACCATGAATCAAGTGCAGCAGTCTAACAAACAGAAGTATGATCTGATGTATCAAGAAGGATTCATAAATAGGCAACAATATATAAAACAAATGAAGAGAACATTTGGT